ACGAGTGATATTAAACTACGACCTACCCGCAGCATGTCGGGATATGGACGGCGATATATGGTTCCCAGAGGCGATTCGCGTGAACGTGGGAGAAAAGCCAAAGCCAAAGTCGCAGGACATTATCGACACAACTATTCTGGCATTGTCTATCTGTAAGATGTGCCCTATCCAACGAACCTGCCTACAGGCAGCCATAGATAACCGCGATGAGCATGGCATATGGGGTGGAACTTTCCCCTATGAACGCCACACCGTAGCGCCATATGAAAAGACCATAGATCTTGGTTTTATCTGGCAATCAAAGCTACGCAAATTCGCAGAACAGAAAGGCTTAGTATGTCCACCACTCCCCGCACCAACGCCAGGGTATGTACCCGCAGAAAGTTTCTCTGCATTTCTCCCCTTGTTGTCCTTGTCGTTATGAGCTGGATTAGTTTTTCCGTCAAGCCCGTGGCAGAGCGTATAGCAAGCCCTAAGAGCTACGCTAAGACGCTTTACAAGCGTCAGGGTGGAACTGCTAAGCAGTGGGCCTGCCTGGATCGTCTCTGGACTATGGAAAGCAACTGGCGCGTGAACGCTGTCGGCGACAAGACAACCCAAGGCAGAGCTATCGGCATAGCGCAAGCGCTACCAGCAGAGAAGATGGCGCAGATGGGCAGCGATTACAAGGTGAACTACCAGACCCAGATTCGTTGGGGCTTGTTGTATATCAAGCTGCACTGGAATAACGATTCATGTCTCGCGCTGCGCCATGAGATACGCAAGGGGTGGTACTAATGGATGAGCTATATTATCCCGCCATTGACCCAGCGGATGAGCTATGGAAAGACCAAGCTAATTGCGCTGGCATAGATACTGACCTATTCTTTACCAGTGGCGAAGGCCAAGGCGACGATCGGGACACTAAGAACCTGACTCGTATCTGCGCTGCTTGCCCCGTGAAGATAGAGTGCCTAGACTATGCTGTAAAGTATAGCCAGCTTGGTTGGTGGGGTGGAACCACCGAAGCAGAACGCAAACGTATTCGTAGAAAGGTACGATAATGACATACGATTTTATGGCGCAGGAGTGGTACGGATCATGCGGTGCATGTGGCACTGAACTATTCGCACCTACCAAAGGCGCATACATATTGCAATACTCCATACATACACACTCAAACGACTGTCTAGGGGGTTGGTAATGAATACCGAACAATTTATTGAGCCACATTGGGAAGCAGAAAAGCAAGCTATAGTGCTAGAGATTATGCACGGACGCGAAACTTACTCAGAGTATTGGCAACTTATGCAGGAGTTTGAGAGTATCCTTAGACAACAAATTGAGGACGAAAGAAAGAAGGATTTGGCATGAGCGATTCTCATTATCAAACAGAGCTGGATGTTTTCTGCACATGGTGCGAGAAAGAGTTTAAGGACGTAATGGTGTGGGTGGGCGAAGAGTGGAACAGTTGGGACTGTCCCGAATGTGGCAAGCCAATGCTGGATGACAACCACGGCGGAGAGACTAGCAGTTGGGCTAACCTGATATGAAAGCTAAGCCAAGTGAGATTAAGAAGATGGCTGCGCTACTGGAAACAGACGCAGATAGCAGCGAGGATATGGCTGTTAAGGTGTGGGAGTTAGTAGAGCAGATCACTGCTGCCCGTACAGCCTACATGGCTGTCGTGGTACATCCGTCTATCAAGGTAGCTATCGCCATTGGCCCATACAACACACTCAACCAACTGCATAAAGACTATGCCAAGCATTGTGGTAAGATAGACAACAGCTCGTATGGTATAGTTGCGACAGTACGCGATCCAAGTATTCCGTCAAGCTAGGGGGAGAACCTTCCTTAGTCGCGGTAGCTCAACCGTCTAGCGAATGAGCAGTATAGCCCCGCCAGAGCCTTTCCTGGTGGGGTTTGTGCTTTATACGACCTTGTGTGTACCCGTAGCGTCCTTGTAATAGGCGTAAGCGCCTGGAACTAGGTAAAACGGCATGGGCGGTACGTTAAGTAAAGAGTAAGGCTGCTTAGCCTTTACATCATAGAAACTAGGTAGGGTAAAGTCTGGCGCTACCACGTTCGTGCCAGCATAGTTTATGGCATATGAACCGACAGTATGATCACACACTTCCATGAGCCAGTTGCGCCCCTTGCTGTCCGTCTTGTATCGGTCAATCGTCGGGTCAATTAACATCTCTGCTAGCTCATGCATGGCCACTGTAGCTACGCCAGGCGAGTAAGTAGCTTTGGTAAGTTGCTTACCTAAGAAAGTAATAGGCTTGATATAGCGACCAAATGGCGAGCGTGAGCCGTAAGCATTAGCGCGAATGTAGGCAATAGGAAAACCATTAACCACTTCGTGATAGCCAAGTGCCGTAGCCGTCATGGCAGGGTTAGGAAAATGATCCACGATACAGACATTCCACTCACCCGCTACGCGCCGTCCACTGCACACTGTAGTCATGGGTGACAGTTGCCAGGCAGCTATTACTTGATTAGCAAAGCTGGATAGTGCGCCCTCAATAGTCATCAGCTCAATTGTGGTGACGGTACTGCTCTCATTAACAACGTTGATAATCATCGCTTGGGGTTATCCGTTGAGTAAAAACCACCAGCGTTGAACTTAATAGGCACTACGCCAAAGACCTTGGACATAGGAATACCGCAGCACAATGGTGCTGCAATATCATCATGGATAGAGCCTTCTACTTCTGTCTCAATGTTGCAGATGCTGCAACGGTAATCATACTTCGGCACTACTCTTCCTCTCCCATGGATCCTGTCCGCCTAGCTCTTTAATCAAGCGCTTTAGCGCGCTTTTAATCCTACGCTCAGAAGATGATCGAGAGATATGCAACGACTCTGCAATATCCTCAAAGCTCAACTGCTCCTGGAACTTCATCTGCAATATCAACTGGTCATCTGGCTCTAGCTTGGCAAGCGCTTTGCGCACATCGAAGATAGAGATAATGTAGTTGCCACCCTCGCTAGGGTTACCACCACCACTGACCTTAGCCTTGGTTGGATCCTGAGTAGGCACGCTGTCTGACCAGACAAAGGGAAGCAACTCGCCAAGAACCTCAGCAGAGTAGAACGCTTCGTCTCTTAATTCGTATCCTGCCGCTTGCGCTTTAGCTCGTCGGCAATACTTATCAGCATGGCGTTGCAAAGTTTTGGCCAGATACTTAACACCAGTGCGGTAATCTTCAGTATCTTGCGGATGGTCAAGCCATTCCTTAACCTTGTTCTCACGACGTAAGACCCAGACCAGGCACTCTTGTCTAACATCCGCAACATCAAAGTAAGTGTGGTATTTCTTGTGTACCTGCCGCGCAACAGTCTTTGCAATATCTTGTGCTTCATATAGCCACGTTTCGTTGGTCAATCTAATACCTCTGGATCATGTAAGAACTTCTGCGGTACGGCGTAGCAAGGAACGGGCATGCTCGTATCCCAAAACTGGTCTTGCAAGCCTTCCCAGCCCCATAGCCAGCCGACAATCAGCGCGGTATAGTGACCGTCAATAGTGACAAAGAAGTAGCGCCTATCGGGCGCGTCGTCCTTCTGGAAGAGTAGCTTGCCATGGGCATAGGCAGTAGAGCGAACCTCATGTCCACCCACATCGCCCTTCTTGCGGTCCTTAAATAGCGTGGTAGGAAACTTATCCATCCAGCGCGCAACTGCTAGCTCTGCTAGTACGCCACCAATCTCACGGGCGATAGCCTCTGGCCATGTCTTGCTGACCTTGGACATTTCTGCGCCGTTGTCACGGTTAAAGTTGTAACGCTCAACAGCCTCAATGGTTGCGTAGGTTACATCACCAACACTCAGACCAACTTTTACCAGCGCCATGTTTTCTTATCCACGGTAAAAGATTTGTTAATGATCGGCACAAGCTGCGGGGTGACAGTCTTACCGTCTACATGCAGGATAGCAAAGCCTTGCTGCCACGTGAACAAACCTGCTCGGATATAACGAGCATGCTTTAAGTTCATAAGGTGACCAACTTCCAAACCCCAAACAGTTTTTCCTTTACCAGCCCAACTCTGCGTCCAATGGGTAAGTCCCATTCGGTGCGTATGTCCGCAGACAACACTAACGCCTGCTCTCTTTGCAAGTCCAAGTGCAGTTGCTCCAGCAGTAGGCTGGATGTTGCCTTCATCTCCATGGACAAGTATCCAATTAGGCGCAAGTTCGTAGGGTTGATGGTGATATGTAATTCCAAGGTCGTCAAGCTTGAGAAACTTCTCAATCTCCAACTCAGGT